GGGGCTGACCGATTAATTTTTGCTTTAGACAACGACCACGCTGGTCAATCCGCTTCTATGACCATGCTTGATCTGTGCAAAGAGATGGGCAAAGAGGCGTGGTTTTTTAACTACTCACACACCGATATGAAGGATGTTGGCGCTATGAGCAAGGTTGAGATAGAGTCTGGGATAGAAACAGCTAAACACATGGTGAGAGGAAAAGTATGATTATTGGACTTTCGGGCTATGCCCAATCAGGTAAGAACACAGTTGCAGATATTTTAGTAGATCATCATGGATTTATTGCACTTGCTTTTGCTGATCCAATCAAAGAGCTTGTTTACGACATCAATCCTAAAATTAATTCAATTGAGATTCAAAGACTGGTAAATGAGTATGGTTGGGATATTGTTAAACAAGATCCAGAAGTTCGTCGTTTACTACAAACTACCGGCGAAGCTGGTAGACAAGGCATTGATGAGTATCTTTGGGTTGCTATGACTTTGTCACAGATTAAAGACCCGTATGAAGGGCGTTATGTTATTACCGATGTTAGGTTTCCAAATGAAGCCGCGGCTATTACTGCTCAAGGTGGTCAAATTTGGCGTATTGAACGTCCGGGAGTAGACGCGGTTAACGACCACGTATCTGAAACAGCGCTAGACGCTTGGGTGTTTGAGGAGACCATCATTAACGATGGAACTATTGAAGATTTAAAAAAGAAGATTAGCGTTGACCTTTAAAGGAACCCTTCTTCCCTATCAGCCTGAAGCTGTAGACCGCATGGTCGAACGCCACAAGGTTTTAGTGGCATACGATCTTGGCTTAGGTAAAACTGTTCTTACCATTGCAGCTATAGAGCGTTTGATGGATGAGAACAAAGTAACTGAACCAGGCCTTATAATATGTTTATCCTCATTGAAGTATCAGTGGGCTAATCAGATTGAGAAATTTACCGATGGAACTTCTAAAGCTCTGGTCATTGATGGAACGCCGAAACAGAGACTTGCTCAATACGAGGAAGCCATCGATTGGCGGAGCTCCGGGGTTGATTACATTATTCTTAACTACGAGCAAATTGTTAACGACTGGGATTCCATCAAGAAATTACCACGAGGATTTGTCGTCCTTGACGAAGCCACAGCCATTAAATCTTTTAGATCTAAACGATCAAAAGCAGTAAAAAGATTAATTAACTCACCATATCGTTACGCTCTTACAGGTACACCAATTGAAAACGGTAAACCAGAAGAGCTGTTTAGTATTATGCAGTTTGTAGATGCAGGGGTTTTAGGGCGTTTTGACATTTTTGATTCAGCATTTATTGTTCGTAACAACTGGGGTGGCGTACAGCGCTATCGTAACCTCCCAACACTTCACGAAAAGTTAAAAGAAGCTTGCGTCCGTAAAGCTCAAAAAGATGCTGATGTAGCTCCTTTCTTGCCAGACTCAATTCACAAAGACCCTGTGCGTATTGTGCTTGACCGTAAAGGTTCTAAGTTGTACAGCATCATTGTTGAAGATTTAATTCGTGATCTTGACGAAGCTCAAAACTTGTTTGGTGCATCTTTTAATTTAATTTCTCATTACGGTTTTGAAAAGAAACGAGGAGGCCCGGAGGACGAGATTCGCGGACGTATCATGTCTAAAATTGGTTGTTTAAAAATGTTATGTTCTCACCCTGATCTTTTACGCACTAGTGCTAGAAAATATAACGCGGTTGATAAAACAGTTTTATGGGAAGACGAAGACGAAGACGGCACAGTTGCTAGATTTAGTCAGATGACCCCAACCTTTGGGTCTAAGGGCGGTTCTGCTTACGCTTCTGAAATGGTTAAGTCTGGGTTATTAGATGGCGTTAATGATTCACCAAAACTGGAATATTTAATTGGGTATGTTAAAGATTTCTTAGACCTTGACCCAGCTAACAAGGTAGTTATTTTTGCTACTTATGTAGACATGCTTGACATGATTGCTAGTGGTTTAGGCCCAGACCAATGCCGTAAGTACTCTGGAAAATTAGATGCCAAGACTAAAGAAGCAAACAAAATAGCTTTTAACACTGACCCAGCTATTCGCGTTCTTATTAGCTCAGACGCCGGCGGCTACGGCGTAGATTTACCAGCAGCTAATTTATTAGTTAACTACGATTTGCCTTGGTCATCAGGCGGGGCTGTCCAACGAAACGGGCGAATTATGCGAGCGTCCTCTACTTGGCCTTCGATTGTTATTCAAGACGTAATCATCTCTGGGTCTATTGAAGATCGCCAATGGGAAGCTTTACAGCAAAAAAACGCTTTAGCCAGCGCGGTTGTAGACGGTGAGGGTATTGATGAGCAAGGCGGAATACCTATGAATATTGGAAGTTTAAAGGAGTTTCTATACATGGCCACCGTTTAGGTGTGTACACTTATATGATGCCTAACGCACCTAAGACGCCGACCCGCACTATAAGGGTCCCTGACGACCTCTGGAAGGCCGTACAGTACAAAGCAGCTAAAGACGGGGTAACTGTAACGTCAATCATTATTGAGGCTCTAGAGGCCTACATCAAGGATTCTAATGGGTAAGCACCATGACAAGATTGCTAAAGCTTTAGCTCAACGCATTGCCGCTACTCCAAACGGGGCTGGTTACAAAAAGCCTGGGAGCATGAACAAGAAAAAAACTGGTTACCGAGGCGTTAAGGCTAATACCGCCAAGTAACTTGACACCTGTCAGTGGGTGGGTATAAGTTTTCCTTACGACGCTACAGAGCACAAGTGCTCTAAGCTAAACAAAGGAAAAGTATGAGTCTACTCGATATAAAATCAAATCTACGTCAGTACCTATCACTTAAAAAAGAAGTTGAAGTTTTAACAAAACGCCAAGAAGAATTAAAGTCTCGCCTTAAAGCTACAGTTGAAGCTGCTGGTGAAACAGATGATCGCGGCCACGTCATACTTAAAGTTGATGACGAAATTACAGGTGAAGTAACCCTTACGCAACAACGTCGCGTATCTAAAACTTTAGATATGGATGTTGCAGAAGCACTACTTAAAGAACGTGGAATTTACGATAAGTGCGTAAAGATGGTTCCAGTTCTTCAAGAAGATGCAATTATGTCTTGTGTATATACAGACGAACTTTCAGAAGCCGATATTGACACAATGTTCCCATCTAAAATTTCATACGCTTTCTTGGTTAAAGCATCAAATGACTGATGATTTAATTGAGTCTACTTTTGCTGACTTGGATAGTTACTATCCAGGCAGTAAGCGGAAACGCAAACCAGTAGTGGTTAAAAAACCTGAGATAGAGTTGGATACCAATTGGGATTCCAAACCTTTTAAAAAAACATTACCCAATGGCAGAGACCTTGAGATGTTTACTATTGGCGCTTTAGCTGCCGCGGTAGGTCGCCCAATTATTTCCATCCGTGCATGGATTAAAGAAGGTTACCTCCCGGCTTCTCCGTACAGACTTCCAACAAAGAAGGATGTTCACGGGAAAGACCACGCAGGGAGACGGTTATATTCAAGAGCTATGGTGGAAAAGCTAGTAGAGATACTAGATAAGGCTGGACTATTGCACACAAAGCGCATAGAATGGCCATTACACCGGCAAGTATCTTTGGATATCGCCGAGGCTTGGAGTCAAATCCGAGCAAATGAAAACAATGACAACTAAAACAAAAGGATGAAAAACATATGGCAGTAAACCGTACCGAGGACTATGTCCCAACGGCAGATGAGTTCGCAAAGAGCGACTTACCTATCGAAGCAAGACCAGCTCAAAAGACATCTGCAACAGTCGTTCAATCAGGCTGGGATGCAGCTGAAAAAACAACCGCCTCTTCAGGCGATTTCCCATCCGAGTTCAAGTTCACTGATGGTGAGTATCAAATCATCAAGTTCCTTGATCCAAACGGACCATTTGCTGTTTATAAGCAGCACTTCTTGTCACAAAAAACAAGTGGCAAGCGCTCTTACATTTCACTAGGAGCTAACGATCCATTGTGCGTAAAGTTAGGTAGCAAGCCGGAAGATAAAAAAGCTTTCAGTATTGCTAACTTAAGTGTTCCTGGCGGGGTAGAGCGACAGATGATGATTGCAAGCCCACGTCTTTATAAGACACTTCACGCAGCGCACTTCTCACCAGCAGGTCCTTTAACAAAGAACTACTGGGCAATTAGTCGCACAGGCAAAATGCAAAGCACTGTGTACCACCTTAATCCAGTTAAGGCCCGTGATCTTCTTGAAGACTGGGGCATTGACGTGGAATCACAAGAAGCATCACTTGCGGGATTAACTCCATTTGAAGCTTCAGCCATTAAGGCTCCAACATGGGAAGAACTAGAAGCAGTAGCAGACAGCCTTCTCTAAACAATTAGTTGTGGACGGGGCTAGTGCTATCGGCATTAGCCCCATCTGCTTAATAAGGAGCATTATATGGAACATATTATTACTACCCGAGAAGAACTTGACGAGATGGTTTCTTTCTATCTTAAGCAAGACGCATTTGCTTACGATTGTGAAACCGTAGGAGACAAACGTGTTATACCAGCTGTTAATGAAGTACTTTGGCTTAGTTTTGCAACGCATGGTCGCGGGGATGTTATACCGCTTGGCCACCCGCATGGTGAGTTTGAGTCTGAAACTTTTCCGCTTACCCCTCAAGGAGAGAAGCGTGTCTTGGCAGGTTTACCAATACGCGAGAGTGACTATTCTAAAGATAGCAAGAAAGCTCTTAAATCTTTCGGACCTGCTCCTACGCAACTATTCCCAGCAGAAGTATTTGAGGCATTAAAACCTTTATTTTTTAACGATAGCATATTAACTATAGGTCACAATTTAGTGTTTGATCTTAGTTCTGTTGCTAAGTACTACGGAGGCACTTTGCCTTCAGCGCCTTACTTTGACACCTTGATGGCCTCATTTCTGTATGACAATAAGAACAAAGGAAAGCTTGGCCTTGATGATTGTTTACAACGAGAGCTTGGGTTTTCAATGCAAAAAGGCATTGGCCATATGGTTGAAATTTATGGGTTTAATGACGTTGCCAAGTACGCATTTCTTGATGCTAAATATACCTTTATGTTATGGAAGACCCTGGCACCTAAGCTTACTGCCGCAAAGGTAGACAAGGTGATGGCGCTTGAAATGGATGTCCTTTACGTATTATGCAAGATGAAACTTACCGGTGCTCCAATTGATACTAACCAACTTCAAATTTTGTACGACAAACTAACTAAAGAGGTTGAGCAAGTAAAGTCTGAGATCTACGCGATCGGCGGAATATTTAACATGAACTCCAATAGCGATAAGCAATACATACTTTATGGGCCTAAAGAAGAAGGTTGCCGTGGATTACGCACTCACGTTCTTACCGGTAAGGGTGAGAAGAAAGCTAAAGACAAAGGGGAACAGTCTTTAACTTACAAAGATTACTCTGTATCAGCTGAGGCATTAGAAGACTTTAGAGAAAAAGATGAGCTAGTA